CGAATTCATCGGACACCGGGTTATGCGCCGGATCGGCCCAGTAATCGGCCATCGCCCGCAAATACTGCATCTGCATCAGATCATCGCGCCGCCCGGTGGAATACCTCGGCAGACTGCTTTCACTGGATTTCGGGTCAAGAAACCGGTTCGGCTCGTTCGCCCCCTTGTCGATAGCGGCACAGCCATATTCGGTGAACCAGATCGGCTTGCTGCCCGGGACCCATGCGGTGGGCGTGTCGGCGCGCACACCGCCCGGTCGGTCGTGGTGCAAGTTGCTCCACCAGCCGCGCAAATCCTTGAAGCGGTAGACCCACGGCTCGCCATAGGCACCATCGGTGATCGGCGTGCGCAACTGAATCTCCGCAGCTTCGGGGGCATGGTAATACCAATCAAACCCTTCCCCCCCGGCAATGTTCGCCTTGAGGTAATCCAACCGATAGACCGAGGCCCAATCTGCGTCGGCATGATCAAAACCGTCGCGCCAGTCGGCCAATGGCATGTAATTGTCGATGCCGATAAAGTCGATCGCCGGGTCGGCCCACAGCGGATCAAGATGAAAGAACACATCCTTCGAACCGTCCTGAGGCTGGTATCCGAAATACTCTGTCCAGTCGGCGGCATAGCCGATCTTGCAGTCTGGCCCAAGAATCGCGCGCACTTCCATTGCCAACTGCCGCATGGCAACGACGGCAGGAAAACTGTTGCCGGCGCCGCGCACCCGGGTCAGCCCGCGCATCTCTGATCCGATACAGAAGGCGTCGATACCACCCGGAACCGATGCGCACAAATGGGCATAGTGCAGGATGAACCGCCGATAAGAAAATTCGGCGGGGCCGGTATAATCCACCCCGGCAGCCGTCACGGTGAAATCCGCGGGCGCCGCCTTGCCAAAAAATGCCGCCACCTCGGCCTCGGCTTGCGCGGTTTGATCGGGCGTACCGTCACGCCCCGGTGCCACGGAAAGGGTAATCCGCCCGCGCCATGGCAAAACCGGCTGATTCTCGGCGACGGAATAGGGGTCAGGCCGACCGTTATCTGCCAACTGTTCCATCAAAATGAACGGATAGAACATCACCGCCTGACCGGCTGCACGCAGCGCGACGATGGCCTCTTTCACCGACTGGTCCGTCGGTGTGCCACCATAGATCACCTTACCGTCCACCTCGGCCAGCGTTGCCGCCGTGGTTCGGTTCAGCCCCGAAACAGTCCAGGGCATCTCGACGCCCTCAAACCCGGCCTGCTCGACCTTCGGGGCGATCTGACATTCGCCACAACGCAGATCGCTTCCAAACCATGAGACAATCAACGATGTTGACCCGCAATTCGGCAATTCCCCAGTCAGCGCCTCAAGGGCAGCGGCGAAATCTGTCTTGCCCAAAGGGGAGTTTACATTGATGAACTTTGAAACGCCCGGTTCCTGCTCGAACCTCACTGGCGTCGTTGCAAGGGCATATTCACCTGTGCCCGGCATCATTGCCACGGCCTGAATACCCCGCGCCAGATCCGCCGCTCCATCGCCAAAAGCCCGATCGGCAGGTTCGGTGCGGATCACTTCGAAATTGAACTGCGGCACGCGATTGCCATAAGGCGAAAGATCCAGATCTTCGATCACAACATAGGCGATGCCGCGATAGGCCGGCACCTTGCCCGCCCCTTCCACCGCCTCGATCTTGGGATCGGGCAGTTGCTCTTCCGATCCGGTGTACACCCGCAGGTTCATATCCTGAACACTGGCCTCGGCGCCGTCGATCCAGACCCGCCCAATGCGCGAAATCTCGCCCTCGCACAGCGCAATCGCCATGGACAGACAATAGCTGTAGGATGTCGTTCTTGGCCCGCTGGACACTCCCTTGCCCGAACCGCCGCTGGTGCTGGTCTTTTCCTGAAACCGCGATGCCCAGATCACCTGCCCCGACAGCCGGCAGCGGCCGAACACCTGATTGACCGGCGTGCCTTCGCTGGCGCCAGTCAGCCGAAACCGCTCGACCTTGCCGGTTTCAACTGCCTGCGATCCGGCGCCAAGGATCGACTGGTCGATCACCCGGCCAAGGGTCGCCCCGACGGCCCGTCCGATGACAACCGACGACAGGCCCAGAACACCGCCCCCCAGGCTTGCCCCCGCAGCCGCCCCAAGGGCGGAAAGTACGATCGTTGCCATTACGGCCTCCTGTCCGGAAATTCGAAGCGCGCCACGATGCGGCGCCGCCAGGGCAGGCTCAGCGGGCTTTCCACCACACCATGCCCTGTATAGGCGTGAATGAATGTCGCATCGGGCGCCACGCGCCCGACAATGCCCAGATGCTTGGCCACGCTGCCGTCCCGCATCCGGAACAACACCACATCGCCCGGCGCCAGATCGCCCAACGGCGCCGTGTTCAGATGTGCGGCGGCCGCCCGCCAAAGCCGCTCATCGCGCTGCGGCTCGGACCAGTCCGGCGTATAGGCGGGCACATCGGCGGGTTCGCATCCGTTCAAGCCGCGCCAGACACCCCGGATCAACCCCAGACAATCCGCGCCGGCCCCCAGACATGACGCCTGATGCAGATACGGCGTGCCGATCCAGCGGCGTGCAATCACAACCGCCGCCGCACCGGTCGCGCTCATGCCCCACCCGGCAGGACAGAACCCGGGGTCCGCGATCCGCCTGAATTGTCATCGCCCACCTTCGGATAAGACATCAACCAGTCTTCACCCGGAACATCAGGAAAGCCTCGAAAGTTTATGATGTTGTTGAACTTCAGCCGACAGGTATCAACCCGCTTGTCACACCCCGCCTCCAGCCGGACAATGTCGCCCGGTACGATATCCAGACGCAACGCTTCCCACAACTCAAGGGTGCGGCCCTTCGCCGTCAACCGATCGTTCTTGATAACCGCCACGATGCCCTTGGCCTTGCCCGTCTCGACAATCAGGCGCCCCCGCTCGAACCAGCGGTCATCAAACCCGTCCATCAGCGCAAAGCGGAAAAATTTGCGCTTTTCCACCGCCTCGACCGGCCGCCTTTCAACATAACCCGCCGCGCCCAGATCAAACCGGCACAGAGCATCGCCCAGAATTGCCGCACAAGGCGCCTGATACACCCGCCCCTGCGGTTGGTTCAGCGCTTCGGTCAGCCCGCGCAATTCGGCCCGGAAAGCTGCGCCTGACCGATGAATCTCTCCCATTGTTCCGCGGAACTGCAACACCCGCTGTTCCGGATCGGCCCAGTTCACCAACCATGCCAGAACAGCGGCGCCATCAAACAGGCCGGCCAGAATATCATCTTCCCGCACCGAAACATCGCTCAGCAGACCCAGCGCCTCGGAATTGTCCACTGCAAGGCCCGTCGTCTGGTCCAGCGCCCGCGCCGACATGCCCTCGGACGCCAGAAACACCTGTCCGTCAAAGGCCACCGTGTCATCGTGATCGGTAAACCCGAAGGTCACACCGTCGCGCCGCACCACCTGCCAGCAGCGACACACCGAGGTGGTGCCACTTTCCAGATGGGCCATGAACTCGCTTGAAATCGCCATCAGATCCGTACCTCGACAATCGGCACATTCGGCACGGTGCCCGCCTTGAAACTTGCCACCGACACCTGAATCAGATCCGTGTCGAACCGCACCGGCACGTCGAATTCAAACCCTGCGGTGATCGAGGCCCCCTGGGGCGGCACCTCGTACAGCGTCACCGTGCCGGTGGACATATCCAGATCGAAATGCACGCCCTCGCGCAAAAGATCCCCCTCAAGGCCCAGCGTCACGGTGCCCGCCACAGGCTTGGTCACCGGGCGCAGATAGGGATTCACTCCCGCCTGATAGGTTTTGTACAACTGGAACTGCGCCGAAATCCCATCGCCATGGCCGATCACCTGATCGTTGAATTCGGGACTGCGCGAGGCGGCACTGGATTTGAAATCGGCCCAGTCCTTCCAGCGAAACCCGTGCAACTGCCCGCGCCGCGCCTCGAAAAACGCCAACAGCAGCTCCACATCATCAAGCGAGCGCAGCCCTAGCCCCGCATCGTAGCGGCGCCTTGAATGGGACCAGGGCGTGTTGCGTTCTTCGAACCCGTTGGCCAGCGTCACCACCTCGGTGCGCCGCTCGGGGCCGCCGATACTGCCGAATGACAAGTTGGCCGGAAACCGTATTTCGTGAAAAGACATGTCGCCCTCCTCAGCGGTTGCGCTGGCCCTGGCCCAGCGCACGGCCCATGCGGGCGGCGATCTGGCTCTGGCTGCGCTGGAACCCCTGCACATCGGGGCTGGAAATGTTCATGATCACCGTCACCGGGCCCCCACCGCCCGCACTGCGCACACCCAGCCGGCCATCAGCACCCCGCGCCAGCGGCATGATCGCCTCGGGCCCCGCCTCGCCCATCAAACCGGTGCCGCCACGCATGGGAAATGTCGTCGGCGCAGACACGATTCCCCCCTGCGCAAAGGGCATCACTCGCCCCTGCGTGAAACCTCCGCCCCTGGCAAACGGCAACAGACCGTTCACCATTCCCTCGATCCCGCTCGCCAACAGCCCGCCGAAATGCGCGCTGACCGGCTTGATCGCGGCGCCATAGGCCGCATCGACCATCGACTGCGCCACCGATTTCAACGCTTCCGACAATTTCATCCCATCAAAGATCAGCCCGTCAAAAGACCGGCGCAGCCCCCGCGAAATGCCACTCGACAGCACGCCCACCTCGCGCCCGGTGTCGGCGATGGTCGATTGCATCTGCCTCAGTTCGACATCGAACGCCGCCGCCATGCTGCCCGCGCCGCCCAGGGATTGCTCAAGGGCAGCAATCTGATTTTCCAGATCATCCATCGCAATCGCATCCATCACCCATTCCTTTGTCGTTGTCCGGGTACAACGCGGCAAGCGCGTCCAGCCCGGCCCGGCCTAGGGGTGCGGTTCCGCCACCGCGCCCCAGCATCACCATCAGTTCTGCGGGCGTCAGCGCCCAGAATTCGCCGGGCGACAATCCGCGTCCCGCCATCCCGGCGCGCATCAGGCCCGGCCAGTCAAACCGCGCCATCCGCATCCCCCGGCACCGCAAACGCCCGCGCCAACAGCGCCGCCGCCACCCGCGCCGCCACAACCGGCCCACCACCGATCTCGGCGCTCAGCAGATCGGCGGTGGTGCCGCGCCACCCCCCGCCCCGCAGACCTGCCACGATCAGCGCCAGCACATCGCGCGTGGAAAACTGCCCGCCTTCGAACCGCTGGACAAGTTCCACCAAAGTGCCGGTGCCCAGCGACGCCTCAAGTTCGGCCAAGGCCCCCAGGGTCAGCTTGGCCACCCGTGGCGTGCCGTCCAGCACCAGAGACACTTCGCCGGCCCAGGGGTTGTGCGGTGCCTGATCCCTCACAGCGCCACAAAGTCCAGAGCGCCGGCACTGGCCAGCGTCATTTCATAGGTCGCCTCGCCGTTGTGCGCCCCCGCATATTCCAGCGATGTCATCTGGAATGGCCCTGCCACGATGCCGAAATCCGGGATGATCACCTGAAAGACGGGCGTGATCCCCTCAAAGAAGATCTGGCGCGCCCGCGCATCGGTATCGGTGTCCTTGAACACCCCCGCCCCCGAAATCGAGGCCGACCGCACGCCCGCCCCCGACAACAGTTCGCGCCACCCCCCCTGACTTTCCAGTGAGGTCACATCGACGCTTTCGGCGTTGAACGACACCCGCGTGGCCCGCAGGCCGGCGATGGTTTCGAATTGCCCGACCCCGGTGAGGTCAAGCTTGATCAACAGGTCTTTGCCATTCTGGGCTGCCATAACAGTCACTCCGCTAGATTAGGTTCAGTTGTCTTCGGTCTGCGCGCGAAACCGCAGGTCGATCCGCCGCTGTGCGCCTGTGCCGACGCGGCGCGCCTGGGCCTTGAGAAACCACAGACCGACGATCCGCCCCCGGCTCAGAACCGGCGGCACGCCCAACAGCACATCGCAAACCGCCCCCGCCGTCGCCTTCGCACCTGCAAAACCCGCCGCATCGGTGATCACGCTGATCACCAGATCATGCAGCGCGCCGCCGCCGTCCTTGTCCGACCGGTCGCGCACATCCTCTTCGCCCAACACCACATAGGTTGGCGGCAGGGCACCCGACGGCACCGCGTCGTAAATCGCGCCGCCGACAAGCCCTGACAGGGCAGCATCCCCTTGCAGAAGCTGAAAAATCGCCTCCTGCAAGGGGCCAGAAACCGCATAGCTCACAGCGCAACCTCCTCATGGGAATGACAGATCAGATAGGCCCCGCCCGGCCCCGCCTCGGTTACCGCGTCAATCAGGAACAGCAGCGCACCTTCGCGCAGCCGCTGGCCCGGCCGGGGCCGCGATGGTGCCCCCTGGGGCGCAGCCCGCACCGTGATCCGATAGCTCTGCCTTGACAGCGCAACCCCTTCACCCGCCACCGAACGTCCCGTAGCAGGGCGCAAATCGGCCCAGAGCGTGCCCAGCATGGCCCAGCCTTGCACAAACCCGCCCGCCCCGTCCGGCGTGCCCACCGCCTGTTCCAGCAACAGCTTGCGGCTCAGCTGTACCACGCTCATCCCCGGCCCCCGCCCACAAGACGCAGGTTGCGATACCGCGCCAACAGCCCGCTCACCGCCCCCGGCAACGCCGCAGCACCACCCGCATCCCGCGCCTCGTAATAAGCCGCCGCCAGCATCAGCACGGCCAACGCTATATCGCCCGGCACTGCCGCCCAATCGCCATATCCCGCGAGAAACCCGATCTCGGCCTGCCCTGCCAAGGGAATGCGCGGCATCATGTACCCGGCCGAAATCACCATCGGCGCCATGTCGTCGCGGATCAGCTGGTAAGACCCCGGATCAATCACCACCTCGGCGCCCAGCCGGTCACGGATCGCCAGCCGCATCACCGCGGACACCGGCGCCAGCGGCAGAATCTGGCGCGACAACTCGCGCCACGCGCCGACCCGCAACACAAACGCGCGCTCCAGAACCGCCTTGCCACAATACCCTTCGACCCGCGCCAGGGCCGCGCGCAAACAGGTCTCCAACACACCGTCCTGAAGGCTGTCGTCGCCAAATCCGGTGCCCAGGCGCAGATGGTCGCGGAACTGCGCCAGCGGCAAGGCACCTGCCGCAACCGGTGTCACTTCGACTGTAGTCATGCAAATCACTCCGAAATTCCGAACCCTTGCCGCCCCGCAAAGGCCGCATGGCCCGAAACGGTCGAAAGATGGGCGCACGTCCCCGCATCGCTCAGACGGAGGGAAGCAGCTAGACAATGCAGGTTGGATAACGCACGCCCACTTCGCGCCGACCGGCCACCCGCTGCCGGTCGGCCTTCCCAGCCCCTTAGGTGGCCGAGAATTTCAACAGCTTGATCGCGGCAAAATCGCTAACATCGCCGCCCACACGCTTGGTGGCATAGAACAACACATGGGGCTTGGCGCTGAACGGATCACGCAGGATGCGCAGATCCGGACGCTCGGCAATCGTATAGCCCGAGTTGAAATCCCCGAACGCGACGGCAAAGGCATCGGCCGCGATGTTCGGCATGTCCTCGGCGATCAGCACGCGATAGCCCAGCAGCCGCGCAGGCTCAGCCGCCGCCAACCCATCGGACCACAGGAACCGGCCATCGACATCCTTCATCTTGCGGATCACACCGGCAGTCTTGCTGTTCATCACAAAGCTGCCGTTGGCCCGGTACTGCGCCCCCAGCGCATACACCAGATCGACCAACGCATCGGGGCCGCTGAACGCCCCGGCGGCGCCGGTAGGCACATAGCCCAGCGAATCCCACACCCAGGCCGTGTTGACCACGGCGGGATGGGTCAAAAAACCCTTGGGCTTGTCCACACCGTCGCCGTTGATGAATGCCGCAGCCTCGGCGCGGGCAAACTTGTCGGCAATCCGACCGGCCAGCCACCCCTCGATGTCAAAGGCGGCATCGTCCAGCAACCGCTGACTGGCCTTGGGCAGCGCCGACAATTCATGCAACGCAATGACGATCCGGTCGATGGTCGGCGTGCCGGTTTCTGCGGTTGTCCCGGTCTGGCTGGCCCAACCGGCCCCGATGTCGGTCGTGTCGATCAGCACATCATAGGAAGTCGCCTCGACATTCACCACATTGGCAATCGCCCGGATCGACGCCGTCGAGCGCAGCACCGACTGCACCAACTGCGAGGTCTGCGGGTCCACCAGATACCCGCCATCGCCTGCCACAGCTGTGCTCAGTGCCTTGCCCTCAAGGCTCAGGCCGCGCAGCCCGTCATCGTCGCCAGATCGCACATAGGCCTCAAACGCCTTCTGATGCGGCGCTTCGGTTTCGGCCGCACGGGCCAGGGCGGGACGGCCCGCCATCAAAGTCTTACGATCCAGCATGTTCACTCGCTCTTCTGTATGTTTCATTTTGGTCTCAACGCCATCCTGAAAACGCTTCAGGTCACCCACCAGCCCGGCCAAGGCCCGCGCCACATCCTGTTCGGGCAGATCTTCCCTGACCCCAGACTTCGTCTCGGTCTTGCGCATCGCAAATCCTCTCTCAATGATGTGCGGGGTCAGCCCCGCGTCAGCAGCCTGCGCGCGTCCTCAAGGGCCACCGCCAGACCGCGCAGGGTGTTGGCCTCGGGCGCGTCGCCCTTCGCCCCCACCCGCGCCTCGGGAAGCATGGGGAAGGTCACCAAAGACACCTCCCACAACTCCAATTCGTGCAGATGCCGCTTTCCGGCACTGTCTTTGCTGGCCTTTCTGGTGCGGTAACCGATCGACAATCCGTCAATCGCCCCCGCCCCGATCAGGGCAATCGCTTCGCGCCCCTTGTCCACATCGGCCAGGATACGGCCCTTCACGAACAATCCGCGCGCATCCTCGCGCACCTCGTGCCACACGCCGATGGGCTGGGCCGGGTCGTGCTGCCACAGCATCTTCACCCGCCCCCCCACCGCCGCCAAAGCCCCCAGCGACGCCGTGTAGGCCCCCGGCACCACCACATCACCGCCTTGGTCACAGGCGCCAAACAGGCTGGCATAGCCTTCGATCACCGATCCATCGACAACCGAAACTTCACCGCCGATCCGGCAAAACTTGCGCTCCAGATCAAATTCCATCCCGATCACTCCTCAATCTCCAGCGTCGGCAGGCCCAGCAGTGCCCGTTTTTCCCCGTCCGTCAGGAAGGTCGCCGCCGATACCCGCGCCCATTGCGCGTCCCGCTCACCGCTCAGCGCGCTGACCTGATCCAAATCGTACAGGAATGCGACAGCTTCACCGCTGAATCCCGCCAACCAATGCGATACGGCGGCACAGACCCGCGCGGCCAGGGGCAGAACCGTCAGACGGTAAAACGCCCGGTGCGCCTCGGCGTAATTTGCATAGGTCGCATCGCCGGGTATCCCCAACAGCATCGGTGGCACCCCGAAGGCCAGGGCGATCTCGCGCGCCGCCGCTTCCTTGGTCTTGTGAAACTCCATGTCGCTGGGCGAAAATCCCATGGGTTTCCAGTCCAACCCACCCTCCAACAGCATCGGCCGCCCGGCATTGCGCGCGCCCTGATGGTGTGCCTCCATCTCGCTGACCAAACGGTCATACTGATCGGCGCCCAGCGTGCCCTGCCCATCTGTCCCACGATAGACAATCGCACCCGAAGGCCGCGCCGCATTGTCCAGCAACGCCTTGCTCCACCGTGACGCCGCCGTATGCACATCCAGCGCCTGCGCCGCCGCCTGCATCGGCGACAGCCCGTAATGGTCATCCTGCGGGTGGAACGATTTGATGTGGCAGATCGGGCTTTGCCCCCCCTCGACCGCAAAGCGGTGCGCCTTGCCGCCCACCGCATATTCATAAGCCACGGGCCAGCCATCGGCCCCCGGCACCAGTCGCATCCGGTCCGAGCGCAGCACATGCAGCTCAAGCGGCACACCGCCTTCGCCAACCGCCTCAAGATACCCGTTGCCCGACAGCAGGATCTGCGCATACAGCGCCTCGAACAGCTCCGCCCGCCCCTGCCCTCCATTGGGCCGGTTGATCAGTGTCAGCAACGGATGGCTGGAATACCGCGTCGCGCAATCCTGCAACACCAGAGGCAAAGCAGCCGCCGCCTCGGAAATCAGTCGCACACAGCGAAACCCCACCGGATTACCGACAAACCCATTGCGCACGAGCGAAACCGTGTCGCGCGCGCTCCAGGCGACGCGGCCCGATGTGCCCCAGGCCACCACCGGCCCTGTCGCGCTGGCCTTGGCCTCGGGTGCCGCAGCCGGCGCAGGCCGTTTCAGAAAATCAAAAACCATAGTCCGCTCCAATTTCCGGCAAAGAAACCCCGGGCCACGGCCCGCAGCGGGCGCAACCGGATCTCATGCTGTCATCTTCGTCAGGGTCGCCCGGCCCCCCTCGGCTCAGATCACCAGAGGGGCGTTGCAAGGCCGATGAACACATATTGCCACCAACCTCGATCTTTCGCGTTAACGCAGCGTACGCACCTTGGGTGCCAGCCGCGCAACACCGGGCGCGAGAATCAGATCGTGCAGCGCCCATACCAGGGCATCCACCCGGTCCGGGCTGCCCGCGCCCTCATATCCCGCCGTGGTCATCCGGCACATCTGTTCTTCCAGCGCGCCCAGCCCCGGCAGATGC